TACCAACCACCAGAATCATCTGTACGCTTGATAAGAACAAATCTTGCACCGCCTGTAAAACCGCAATTGATTGTCTGGGTTGTGCCGTTACCTGTGTAACTGCCTACTTTGGAAACACCGGGGCAAGTTGCAAAGAGGTAGGCGACGTAATTACTCCCCAGTGTATTCGTGGCTGTAATACCGTTGGACAGTGTGAATGTGGTACTTGTCCATGCTGTAATAAAGTAAGCCGCAGACGACAGCGCATAAACAGTATTCAGATTCAAGTAATTACCAAGTCCTGTAATTTGCGTCTGTACAAGCCAGTCCGTGGCAGTAGTTCTGTTTTTGATTATTGCTAACTCAGGGGTAACGCCAAGGTTGTGCGAATTAGTAAGTGGCGCAGAATTTTGTCCCGCATAGCAAACCTCATCAAGAAAACTGGGCGCTCGTTTGAACATGTAGCCTGCGTATGTCCCTCCGTTTTGATTAGTTCGCCCATTACTAGGCCATGAGATCGTCATCCCATTCATATCAAATGAGTTCAATACATTTGGCCCTGTCGTATCTCCATCTGTTCTATCAGTGGCCAAACCCGCCTGTGTGGGGCCACGGAGTCGGTCATATACATATCTCGCTCCATAAGAAGCACTATTGAGACCCTCGGGAATGACTAAGTCCGGTGGAAATCCAGCGCCTGTTATCTGCCTGTTATCCGTACCATCGCCCGTATATGGAACTGCGTTGTACACACTCGTACCCAGCGTAGGCACTTTCATCGGGCCACGGCGAATAGCTACGTAGATGACTGTTGTACCAAGGGAAACAGCACTTCCGACCATACTAAAACCTGTAGCGTTAGGAACTAAGTAAGGGCCACCAGCGCTTGCTTCTGCGTTTGGAAGATTTGGGTAAAGGCGTTGACTATTTGAAAGTGAAAAGCCACGCATATTGTCGGTAATTTCCCAAAAGCCAGAAGTAGAAGCCGGTTTCCACAATACCCATTGAGGCTCGTATCCAAGTGTGCTTGTCCAGTTGCCGCTTGCATCTCCAACAGAAGACCCGCACGAAATCACATTGTCCGTACCCGTCAAACCAAAGCCGCCTGCGTTGTGGGCGAATAGGTAGGCTACGTAGGTTCGGCCACTAAGATTAACGTCCCCACCCCCGGGTCCAGATGTACCATTACCTTGGTCTACAAGAAACGATGTGGCTGTTGAATAATAATTCTCAACATACCCGTCACTTAGTTGGGGGGATGCAGCGGTGCTGTTTAAGTATAAATATGCGATTGAATTTCCAAAACCCACTGGCCAATTTGATGCGTTATTCGTACACTTGATAATAATCATCCCTGGTTTTGCCCCTAAATCGTGGGAGATATATCTAGTTGAAGCACCATTACCCGTGTAAGTCACAACATCAAAGAACTTTGGCTGCTTGCGGAATGTCCATGAGACGTAGTTGTCACCGCTATTGTTACGAATACCAAAACCACTGCCAAAACTAAAACCAGTAGTGTCAAAAGATGTAAAACCACCAGACCCACCAGCCGCACCCGTTGTGTCTGTGCTAAGTCCAGATGAAATACCACGGGCAGTATCAACCAAGATATGGCTATACCCCTGTGACCTATCTTTAACCCAAACCAAACCACCCTTGGTAGATAAATCAATCCCGTTAGTGACAGTCTGCGCTGCGCCTGTGCCCGTATAAAGCCATGTGCTGAACACATCCTCAATGTAGTTGACAGCAGATGCCTGTGCAAACTCACCAAAACCTTGGGCGGATGCCGCACCCCTTGTTTTTACTAGTGGCATGGTTGTCCTTTAAGCAAACTTGGTTTGTGAAGTAAACACAGTAAATGCCGCATTGCCCGTTTTGATGATGGTGTACATATACACGTCAACTGAACTTGCATTGCCAGCCGCATACGCTGTGCCGCCCTGATACTTCGGGGTCACCGTTGAGCCATCTACCTGAACCACGTTGTTGTAATAGGCCGTAGCGCCTTGCGTAACCAAGAAAGCCGCAGTCACAGACTGGCCCGTGGTCATGGCGGTGTTCAGTGATGTACCGCTTGACGCTCTGAAGTTGACAGTCCAGTTAGCACTTGCGGACGTTGTGTAGTACAGAACAGACTGGGTGGTGACATCGTAGTTAATCGTGCCAGTGGCTGCTGTAGCCGATATTGTTGCTATCTCTGCTGCGTTGGTCAGGATTTCTGCCAGATTTGAGGATGTTCCTGCAAATGTCTGTGTGCCTGTGAAGGTGTTGGCAACATTGACAACAGCAATGTTGGCCCCTGCTAGGGTGGTTGCTCCAGTGCCGCCGTTGGCAATTGGTAAAGCAGTGCCAGAGTACGTTATCGCCAATGTACCGCTGGTGGTGATTGGGCTACCAGCAATACTGAAGATGCTTGGGACTGTTGCCGCAACGCTTGTCACTGTACCTGTTCCCGAACCCGCACCAATTGCTGTCCGGAAACTTGCTGCATCCAAAGCTGAAACCGTGTTGTCTGCGTTAAATTGAGGAAAAGTTATTGCGCTAGGATTGGTGATCGTAAATACATTAGCACCTAGCGTTGTTGCCCCTAAGCTGGTACGTGCCGCGGCCGCTGTTGTTGCATTTGTACCGCCGTTGGCAATAGGCAATGTACCTGTTACGTTGGTGGCCAGATTTGTAAACGTGGTAGAAGTTGTTCCCGTACCGCCGTTGGCAATAGGCAATATGCCCGATACGTCCGTTGTCAGGCCTACCGGATTACTGACAATTTTCACAAAATCAGAACCGTTCCATGCCACCAAGGCGCGAACGCCAGAGGCAACCGTAACGCCTGTTGTGGGGCCGGAGCCTCGGATAACAACAGAGCCAGTACCTGCATTGATGACCAAATAGGCTTTACTTTGCGCGGGAGCCGTGATGTTGCGGGTAGTTGCGCCGTTGCTGGCTGTCCACAAAATGACCGCGTTACGTGCTTGATTAGCTGCGCCGTTGGTCGTGGATAGCGTGACATCTGCATCCGCAGAAAGCGTAGTAGTGCCAGCAACCGCTGAGTCAATCAAACTGGTGATAGCGTCATTGACCGTGGTGCCCCATGTGCCTGATAGATCGCCTGTTGTAGGCAATGCAAGGCCCAGGAGAGGGGAGAAGTTTGTTACTGCCATATCAATGTCCTTTACACAACCATTTCAACATTTTGCCAGTTTGCAGTCTCGGTGTCATCTATCGTTGTCCAGTAGAAATAATTTGCCGTACCCGTCTGCCCTTGCGCGGACACGCCCGTAAGTGCCACTGTCCTGCTTGAACCAGCAGTGCCTACGCTGCCTGTTCCCGTCACGCTTGACAAAAACGCAACGTAAGCAAAACTTACGGTCCCTACGCCGCCCGATGCCGAGACGCCAGTGAGCGCCACTGTGCGCGCGGAACTAACCGTACCTACCTGCCCCTGTGCAACAACGCCATCTTCCGTGGGGTTGTTTGTCTCTACAACATCTCCCACTGCGCCAGAAGCAGATACACCCGTAAGCGCCACTGTGCGCCCACCCATACCTACCACACCAACTGCACCAGAAGCGTTTACTCCTGTAATTGGCACAGGAAACTCAGAAGACGCAGTTACTGTACCTACCGCACCAACGGCACTATTCCCGGTTATCCCAGACTGGGAACCGCCCCAAGTGTTATCACTCCATGCACCTTCGCCCCATGCGGTAGTCATGCGCTACCTCCGAGTAGATTAAGTTGTAGCCAAACGAATCAACGCGGTGCTTGTCGTATTTGCAGGCATAGTCAAAGTAAACGACCCCGCCGTAATGGTCTGTGACCCAAAGGTATGCACACTTACAGCCTTGTTGCTCTGCGTCGAGTTGTAGATCAACACGGCATCAAAAGCCGTAGCCAAGGTCACTGTTGTGTATGTAATGCTGGCTGAAGGCGTAACAAAGGCAACGCCCGCTGTCGCGGAACTGTTTGTGGCAGTTGGAACAGTTCCCATAGTCACTGCCACACCCCCTGCAGTATAGTTAGTGCCCGTGACCTCTCCAGTTGAAGAGTAGGCAGTAGTAGCTGCGTTGACCGTTGCAGTTGTCAGGTACAGAGCAGCTTTAAAGCTATCCACTGTGGTAACGGCACGAATAGGTGCTACACCAAAATTATGAGTAGCGGTCATCAGCTCGCCCATAAAACTTGTTGTCATTGCTTGAGTATTGGCCATGTTAGGCTCCTTAATTAAAAGATGCGGCTTCTACCGCAGAACTTACGTTTTTCTTGAGGGCCACATGTGCTGACCGATGTACTAACTCGCCGTCCAACCAATACTCAACCCAAGTTGTGTACTCGTTGTCATTATCAACGGAACCTTCTTTTTTCTCAAGAAGAGACTCGTCCATTTCGCCTTTGGTGGTTGTGACCATGGCCATAATTGTCTTCCTGTTTAGCTAATTCGGATAAGGGCATTATCCGCATTGTTTGGTGGAAACTGTATTTGAAACTGCTGGCTCAACATGGTCTGATCCAAGCCAAAATTTAATACACCTATGGAACGGTCGCTTTTAGACGAGTTGTAAATCAACGCGCCGCGCGTGGTAAAAGTTGCAGCGTTCCATGCCGGGTTATTAAAAGACACATACGCAGTCCCGCCTGTGCGCGTCACAACTGCCCCTGTCAGCACTTGGCCTGCGGCCGTATAGCCGACACCTGATACCTCACCGGCGGTGGTATACACCAGCGTAGTGGGGCCAAGGTCAGCAGCAGACGTGTACAAAGCAATTTTTATTACATCAACGCTAAAGTCATGTATCCCAAGCAGGAGCTGCTCTTTAAAACTGTTAGTCAATCCGGCGGTAATCATGGGTTACCTCACCGGGAGTCTGACTTGACCGTCTTGGTAGGCATCGCCGCGTTGCTTGCCATCACCCAAGTTCTTCAACAGGCCAAGCGCCTCTTTGTACTTGCCATCATAGACAGCCATCATGTCCTGCTCGCCCTTCATCCAGGTGTATGCCTCAACAAGGGCACCGTACAAAAGGACGCTGTCAAAATTGTCGCCAAGCCAGGACGTTCCGGCCGTGACGATTGACGCGGGGTAGTAGTAAAAATGAAGTTCGGCGTTGTAGTCAATGTCTGGGGTGGGACCAACAATAAAAGTCAGCTCGTTGACGTTGTTGATGTTGGGACCAAAAATGGCATAGTATTTTGGCGTGGCCCGTTGCATAGGGTTAGGGTATGCCTCGCGCATGTAATTGACATCGCGATTCAACAAATAAATGTAGTCACCCTGAAACTGCACAGTGCCTGACACAGTACCTGTGTTGGCCGCAGAGAGCGTGACCGTGGTGCCCACAACCAGAGTTACTACTGCACCTGTGCCAATATTATTGCCAGAAGCATACATCCCCTTAGTGATATTGCTGGCACTGGCAACAACAATGGTGTACAGGCCTGTGGTGCCTGTCGCAGTTGTTGAAGGAGCCGCATAAATAGCCAAAGAATATGCGGAGAGAAAATCAAAAGGGCAGGGGATGTACTTATTCCCTGCTTGTAGATTTCCGGTCATATTCCTGCGCAGGTTGGCGATCTGAACAGAGTTGTAGATGCGTTGCTCTGCCTGGCGCACAAACACCGGTATCTCAGCAATGAAATCGCTGTCGGTGTTGTTGGTGTATGCCTCAATGGCATCGCGCAATTCGGTGTAGTTCATGTGATGCTCGTTGTGACCGTTCCAAGCATGGCTCCGGCAGCCAGGGGTCTTGCAGGCGGCATTGGCTGCATACCGATACTAGCAAAAGAAGTGTCCACTGTGAAGCCCACATACACGGTGACGCCCATCCTGGCCTCAGGACGTGGCTCTAAAAGCGCCTGAGGCTCATTGATGGTGCGCTTGGGCTCCAGTTGGGGGTGTTTAGGTTCGTAGCACTCATCACAGACTTTAAAGCCTGTCCATTCCTTTTTGAGGACGTTGAGCTTGAAGCGCTGGCCACATTGGTCGCATAGCGCAATTGCATACTTGCCTGCGGCGTACCCAGCCATCAGTAGTTCCCCATGTAGGTGGGCACAGCAAAGTAGCTGGACCGCTCACGGTCCTCGGCCGCTGCGCGCGCAAACTCTTCCTCGTAAAACTGCTTGAGGATCTGGATGCGATCCGGGGCCTTCTTGATGGCCAAGTAATACGCCAGGCCAGCAATTAAGCAAGGCAGGAACCTAAAGGATATGTCCGCCGTATTGGTAAACGCTCCGGCCTCTTCAATGCGGCGAATGCCGTAGTACCGGAAAATGTACTGCTGCGTGGCGTCGGGGGCAGGGTACAAAAATAGCTTGGCCGGGACCGTGCGCTGGACATAGTACTGCGCTGGGCGCGACGGGGTGTACTTGTTGGGGACATGCAAATACTCTGCGCTGCCGATGCGGTCAATCGTGATGTCCTGCTGGTTGGACGTACCCGCATTGGTACGGATCACTGCCGACAATGCGTCTACTGTGTCCGTGGGCAGCGTGTACTCGTTTACGTTGGCCGTCAAAACCACCTCATGTTGCTCAATCGTCCACAGGTTTAGGCCGCGATTGGCCCACTCTGCAAACATCACATTGAGCGACCGGCGCGCCGTCCTGGCATCGTAGCCATCCCGAACCTGGAGGCCGCAGCGCTCGTAAGCTTCGAGGATGATCTCGTCGAAGTCGGGGTTGTAGGAAGAGACGCCGGAAGTGGCCATAGATTAATAAATCTTGGCAGAACGGGCACGCGCAGCGCCTACGCCGCGGACTTGGACTCTGTCGCCTTGGACAGACTTTGTGACGTTCTGGGTCAGCGTTGTGGCAGTAGGGCCTGCTGCGTCTGAGCCCGAAGCGCTCATCCTGCCGCCCTCGGGTACACCGGACATTGCCATGCCGCCGTGGGCCATCTTTTTCATGGCCGAGTCTTTCATCATTTTCCCGTCAGGCATCTTGTGCATGCCACCTTTGGCCATACCGCCCTTGGCCATCTTGCCTTTGCCATCAGCAGCAAAGTCCGGAACCATCTTGCCGCCTTTTTTGACCATGGTCATGCCACCGCCTGCGTAACCTTTTTTCATATTGCCACCTTTTAAAAGTTTTTACTCATGTTGAGAACTAAAGCCTCTAAGGCCATCAATCTTGCGCTCAAGCCGATCAAACCGGTCAAGCAGTTGCTGCATGTCTGCACGAAACTCAGCCCGAGTAATGTGGTCGCGAGCAACTTCTTCACGAGTACGGTTCAGCAAAATGCCAAGCCTGTCCAGCTCATCAAATTTGCTTTTAAGCATAAAGCCCATGACAGCAACAATCGCACTTAGAGCTGCGTTCCATAACATCATTTCCATGTCAGCATTTCCATCTTGCAAGAGCAGCAGCCTTGCGGGTAGGCTTGCCTTTTTCGTCTTTCATCGGCCCCGGCACGCCGCTCATGCGTGCGCAAAAAGAATCCTTGCGCTTGCCGCCTTGGGGCTGGGGAGCTTTGAGGTTGCTGCCGGTTGCAGCGTTGTACTTGGCGCGGCCTTTAGCAGTCAAGCCCGCTCCTTTGGAAGCGGGCAGTTTCTCACCGCGCCCGATAGCAAGAGAGGGAGCTTTCTTGGCCATGGTCAGTACATCTTGCAGGGCTTGTTCCGAGCTTCGCCCACGCCGCGCGGGGACACAGAAGACGAAGGCTTCTGGTAATCCTTGCGTGCAGTCTGCTTTGGACCGCCTTTAGACATGTCCTGCTTTTGCGCACCAGGTTGGCATTCGCCTTGGTACTCAGGAATTGACATTTTTGCTGCTCGTCCCATGATGGACTCCTTATCCGTAATAAATGTTTACTGCCGCAAGGTTTGACATGTACGCATATACGCCAAATCTGGCTACCACCCCGTCGTTTGGAATAAGCGGAGCATTGTTGAAAGTGTCGCTCGCACTGACGTCATACGTCAGTAACCAACGCGTTGCATACACCATGGATGCCCCTGCAGTGATACTGCCGGAGTTGATGTCAGTGAGCGTAAAAGTGCTTGAGTTCGTAACGGTCACAACGTAGTTTCCGTTTGTGGCCGTTCCACCTGTCCCTGCTCCAAAATCAATACCGATTGCGTCTCCTGTAGCCAAGCCATGTCCTGCCTGCGTAACAGTCACCGTAGTGCCGGAACGCCCGTAAGTGGCAGTCGTAATCGGAGCCGTGGTTGTGTCAAATAGGGTCACCGAGCCTGCAGTAGCAGTGCCTACATAAGACAGGCCTTTGACACGGGTTCTTCCAAGCACCAAAAACCCACTAGCGTTTATATGCGCCTGTTTTACGTCATATTGAAAGGTCATAATCAATCTCCTTTAAAACAAGGGCCAAGGCCCCTGAGATCAATTAAGCAGTGCGGGTAAATACGTATGCGGTGGCGCTGGAGAACATGATGGTGAATCGTGCCAAACCAGTAACGCCAGAAGCAACAGTCAAGTCACCAAAGCTGCCCGGGGTGTCTACGGCCGCAGTAGACAAAATACCGTTGACTGCAACAGCAATGGTCACCGTGCTCGCGCCAGCAGTGTTGTCAATGTACAGGTCCATCACGGTGCCTTTGGCAGCACCAAGCGCAGCACCAAGCAACGTGCCTGTAGGCAGTGTAATGGTGGTGGCGGCTGCCGAAGTAGAGGTAATGTAGCCGGTAATAACCTGCGCAGCAGTGGCTGTTGCAGTGGCGTTAATCGCGGCAGTTGTCGGGTGGGTCTGGCTGGTGAAAGACAGATTGGTCACGCTGGTTGTGGTGCCAAAAGAAGCGTCAATTGTGACTGCGCCAGTGGTTTTGCTGACGGTGACGGACTGAAAGCCGTTCTGCGAACGGACGGGGCCGTTAAAGGTCGTTTTTGCCATGGTAATTTCCTCACATGCGATAAGGCGTATCTGTCTGCATGTCGTCAGCCGGGACTGTTAGATACGCCGGAAAACCCCGGAATGAGAGCAATATACACCAAAAGAAAAAGGGGCACAAGGCCCCTTTTTCATGTTTCCTGATTGCTTATGCAGCACCAGGAGAACCGTAGATACCACGTGGGTCAGACCAGCCGAAGCTGTAACGCTCACGGGCCTTGTAGCGCACGTTGCCGGTATCAAAATCGCCTTCAAAAGCGGTCTTAATGGGCGAACGGTTGAACATCTTCAGGCCGTTAGGCGCGTCGGTGATCAGGAACCATGCATCCACGTCGGTCAGGTAGTGGTTGACAGCGTAACCTTCGGGAATCAGGCCCATGGACTTGATCGCGTTGATATCGTTGTCAGCCGTGCTGGTGCGCAAGGTGCTCTTCATCAGGCGCTCTGCGGTGAATTGCAGCTCCTTAGGAACAATCATCTTGCGCGCTGTCAGTGCAACCTTCAAGCCACGCTCGTCAGTGAACGCCGCAATGTCGATGATGCCCTGCTCGAGAGAAGTCTCGTTCAAGTCAGCACCTACAGTGGGGCGGTTGGCGAAGTTAGGGCCCAAAGCGGTTGGGTGAGCAGTGGACAGCAAAGCCACGCCGTCGCCACCAGCGTACTGGCCGCCGGTGAAACCATTGTTCAACACGGAAGCACCTTTTACTTGCTTGGTGTTGGCCATGGAGCGAGCCAGGGCCTTGGTGTAGCGAGCAGACAGACGGTCGTAGAGGTTGTCCTCAACGGCTTCTTCTGTCAGCGCAAACGCCATAGCGATGGTTTCGTGCGTGTAGCGAGCAGTGAACGATTCCAAAGCGGTGTCGTATGCCAGGCCAGCGCCCTCGGTTTTCACCGGAGCAGAGCCGAAACCAGTCAACATAACTTCTTCCTCGAACGCGCGGTCAGATGTCTCGGTGGAGAAAATCTCTTCGTGCTCGTTTTCGTAGCGCTTGTATTCAATACCAAACAAGGCGTTCAGGCCTGGCTCGAGTTCTTTGACAAGTTGTGAACGGGTAATGGCCATGATTATGCTCCGTCAGATGCAACACCGACGCTGCCGTACTGATGTTGGTTGAGTTTGACAACGACCACTGCATAAGTACCCAACTCATTGTCGGGAGACTGATAGAGGCCAACGATTTTGAAGGTCAGTGCAGCGGTTTTGGCAATAGATGCCGAATCCAACGATCCGTTGGAAATACCGTTGACTGTGCTACCCGTGGTAGAGGCTGTTGGATCAGCGTTCTTGCCAATGTTGGCTTGAGTCACTGCAGCGCCAGCTTGCACCAAGAACAGTTGGGCGGGATCGTCCAACACTTCGCAGTCAATAACACCAATGGTGACGGTGATGCTGCCTGGGTAGTAGTTTTTCCAAGTCGGCTTGTTGGCACGAGTTGGGTCGTTGTACTGCACACCGTTAAACACGCCCGTGGGAGCAGTATGTGTAGAAGCGTCGTACTTGATGATGTAGCCGTCATAAAGGACGACGAGATCGCCTTGGTAAATGGCTGTGGCATACGAGTTAGCAATCTGATAGCCGTATTGCTTTTGAGCACCGGTAGCAGAAAGATTACCCGAAGGACGCAGACCAAAAGGCTTATTAATGTTTGCCATTTGAATCTCCTAGAGGATAAAAAGTATCAACCTTACGGTTGACGGAATGTTGTGCGCGAACTCCGGTCGGGGGACTGGATTTTCATTGAAGAGTGGGCGTTTTCACGCATCATCTCGTTGTCTACAGCAGTCAACTGTTCCTGTGCCCTTTGGCGGAAATACGCGTTACGCTCCTCAACCGTCTCATTGGGGATCTGGGCAAGCAAGAGTCCACCAACAGAAATCACGCCAGCATGTTTGCCGTCGTCCATCGTGGGCAAAGTTGCGCGGTATTCCTCAGGAATATTTTCGGGGCGAACAAGTTCGTATCCCTCACGCAGTTTGCTGTACACGTTCTGGTTGTCAAGGGAACCGTTGATCTCGGAACGAATCCAACGGTATTTAAATCCTTCGGGGGCAGGTGGTGCATCCAAGCGCGAAGGTGGACGCCATGGCCTGCGACGAGTCTCTTTGTCCCGGCTTTCGGCGGAACGGGGGGCTCGGTCGATAACTAATTTTTCGCTCATGACTTACTCCTTTACGTACTTGGCATACTCTTCAAGAGGTACACCCAGTTTCTTTGCAATAGCAACCTGACTCGGTGATAACCGGACAGTTCGGCGCGCACTATTTATTCCGGAACTCCGGGATGCAGGGGCAACAGCAGGCGCGGAACGCTGTTGTCTGGTAGATTGATTAGACGATTGCTCGCCTACAAACCTCTTAGGAAATTCCTCCCTAAGACGCCGATCTAATTCAGTATAGTACTCAGTCGTTTGCGGGTCAACACCCTCTTTTTCAATGAGTTCTTGGTGAATGCCCCACGCAGCGTAAGTCAACACACGATCTTGGCCAAACCAAGTATTTCGGGAGGCCCACTCTTCGGCCTGTGGGTCGGGCTGCGCACGCTGCTGTTGAGGGGCTTGATATTGTTGCTGCGGTGCAGGATTGCGCACGGCCTGTTCTTGTCGCTGCAACCAGCCTGAAACTTGACCCTTTTCCTGGAGCAGGTTGGTCAGGCGTTCTTGCGCTTCTATCTCGGTGTCAAGGTCGCCTTCTTCACGCGCTTTGTGGATGATCTGGCGTAGTTGGACCTGTTGTGTGTCCAAACGGTACTTGGTTTCGTTCAAGCGGTTGTAGTCCGTATGGACCAGCGTTTGCTGAAGCTGCTGAGTCTGGTTCTGCAGCCCCTTGGCGTACTCCACGGCAGCCTGTTCGCGGCGCTCGGCCTCGCGCATCTTGGCGGTCAGCTTGGCAATACGCTTCTGTACTGCCTCGTTGACCGAGCCCAACTCATCGGAGTGAGTAGAACTTTCTTTTTGTACTTTGCCTGCTTCTTGGTTGCCGTCGGCGTCGTTGTCAAACGTCACCGTAGCAGCTTTTTCATCTTCTCCGAGATTAAATTCTAATTGTTCATTGTCCATTTCAGTTGCCATAATTTGCCTTATAGGTGAACGATATCTTCAGGATTCTGGATCACAGCCAGGACTTCGTCGTCATTGATAATTCGGATTTCACCTTCGTCAATCGGCAGGCGCGCGCCTGCATATCGACCAAAGACAATCCAATCACCTTTCTTGCACCACGGTCCGGTCGGGAACTTGTTCTCGTCGGCGTAGGCAAGTGGCCCAACAGACAGCACATAGCCGCAGACCGTTGCCGTCTGCTCGCGCTGACGGGTCTGGTCTGACAAAACAATGCCACCTTTGGTTTTTTCTGCCCCTCGATAGGGCAGGATGACGATTCTCCAACCCGTAGGGGTGGGAATTCGGTCCATTACCTTCTGTTCGATCTTGTCAACATTGAGGCTGCCCTCTTTGTCATAAGCATCGTCCAAGACAGGTACGTGAGCAGCAGCATCGTCTGCCCACTTCTTCTCCAGCGCAGTCATTTCCATTAGAGCTCCTTTATTGGTCTAGGTTTTTGCCGAGAAGTTCTTGTACTTCCATCTCAACAAACTTGTAACCCTCAAGGCGTCCCATCAGGAACCGGTACTGCTCCATATCTTTCACGTTGCCGCTCACAATGAGGTCTTCCGTCTGGCGACGAAGTCCTTTGACGGCAATCAGCGTTCTTTCGGCAAATTCAAGCATGGATTATTCCAATGAAGCAGACAGATGGGGCCCCTGTCCGTGGGCTTAATGTGCATTATGCACATTATTGTTACGTAATCAACACTTTCTTGAACGCATCTTTGCGATAAACATACGTTTTGCCCGGCTTATCGCTGGGGGTTGCCACCTTTTTGGGCTCGACTGATGGCTTGGAGTTGGGCATTTTGTTGGGCTTGGCTGTTTTGGGCTGCATTTTGTGATCCTTGCTGCTGAAGTTTCTGGGTATCGAGTGCCACTTTGGCCTTGTCGACCATAAGGTCCCCTTGCAGGCGCTGGCCGTCCAGTTGGAGGCGGGCCTTGTCGTTTTCGGCATCCGCAGCGTCGGCCGCGGCCTTGGCTTGGATTTCCTTTTCCTTGACCGCGACCAGTGGATCGTCGGCAGGCGGTCCTTGCAGATCAGTCTGCATTTTCTTGGCTTCTTGGTAGAACTCTGCAACTTTGATAGCAATCATCGCTTCGCGTTGCAGGGCAGAGACGAGGCTGTCTGGGTCCGTGCCGTATTGAGTGAACAACTCGGCTTCTGTTGCCTCTTCCGCCTTTAATCGAAGGTGCTCAAAAATGTGCTTCTGAATGGTGACCGTAACTTGCGGCATGTTGGCCATTGTTGGGGACAGCGCAAACATTAAGTGGCTCATCATGTGGGCGTCATGCTGCTGACCAGCAAATGCCTTGAGCGGTGAACCGTCCAGCGCCTGCGAATTCTCGCTGGCCGGGTCTTTAGGCTTGTCCACGTTCTGCGTGTTCAGAATCTGATCGATATCCCGCACGCCGATGGCCTGGTACATGCGGCGATAGGCCTCATACATGTTGTGCATCTGCGGATTACTCTGAGCCAACTGCAACTGGGTTTGCGCCATGGTGATGCGCTGAGCCACGGAGAAGATGTTGGGATCAGAAACGGGCAGCACGTCAATGCGGTCATCAAAGTCCCTGCGCTTGATGGTGCGCGTCTCGCCCGGCACGTCGTACGGGTACTCGTCCGGCAAGTACTCACCAAAACCCTTGGCCAAGAGCTTGAACTCAATCTTCTGGGAGTAGTGCAAGCGCTTGTGGATGGCGGACATGACCTGGCCACCCTTTTCCAGCAGAGCAATGGTGGTGCCCACGGCAGCATTCTGGTTGCTGTCGCCTACCTGCATATCGGTAACGCTGGCCAAGCGGCGGCCTGCGTCTGCACAGAAACCCAATAGCGCAAACAGGGTTTGGCTCGGTTCTTTATACGGCAAGGGCATAAGGGTTTGGCTTAGCTCCTGGCCACCGGCATCAATGTCCCGGAACTCGCCCGGCTGCAGCGGCACATCGTCGTTCATGATGCGCGCGCCCTTGGCCTTGAAGCCTGCTGGCAGGTTGGCCAGCGTACCGGCATCGATCAGTTGGCGCAACGCGGCGGTAGCCGCCTGACTCAAGCCGCCGACCAGATGCAAAAAGCCCAAGCCGTATGCGCCGAGGCCTTGGACCAGCATGTAGTGGACGTAGTACTGCTTGCGGCGGTACAGATCATCGCCCTCTTTCCAGTTGCGGCGCACGCCTACTGTTGAACCAGAGGTTTTGTCAATGGTGATGACGTAGGGCAAGCGCAAACCGGTTGGCTCGTCATTGTCATCCACGTGTTCAAAGCCTGCCAAGTCCCAATCAATTTGGAATTCCAGCAATTCCATTTCCTCGTCGTCCGCGTTGGGCGACATTTTGGTCACGCGGTCGGTTTCTTTTTTAATAATGTTGTTGCCCATGTCCGCGCTGCTGCGCTCTTGAGCATTGTCCAGATACTGCCCGCGCAGCACGGCTTTGCGGTAATCGTTTACGGACATTGGCACAACGTGCGTGATCCGAGCGCATTCGCTCATGACGCCTGAACCGTTGTAGGGGATGTAGAGGTTGTCGGGCAGGATCAGCTTGCTGACCATGCGCTGTTTGTCTTCGTCGTAATAGACTTTCTTGAATGCAGAACCGCCGTAGCCGGTATAGAACAAAAGCTGATCAAAGTCAGGCGTGTACTCTTCCATCACGTCCGTGATCTGGTAGTTCATGAAGTCGCGCACGCGGTCGGCCTGCATCAACTTCTCGCGTGTCTCCTTGCCCATGACTTGGGTACGCACAGGACCCTCGGCAGGCATGAGTTCCTTCAGCGCTTGGGCCTGGAACTGCACAATGGCCTCAGTCAGCAATGGATGCGTTGCGGCGGCCGCGCCGCGGAACGGTTTGGTGCGCTCATCAAAGGTAAAGCCCAAGAGCTTCAAGCCCTTGCCGTACTGCTCTTCCCAATCCTTGCGCGAGCCTTGGTCCGCGTCAAACAGAGGCATGAGCTCTGAGCTGATCTGTGCCAAGACTCCCGGATCGAGGACCTCGGCAAGGTTGGCGTCAAACGGCACTTCTTCGTCGTCTTCTTCGCCAAGGTTTATCTCAGCGCCGCCCTCATCATCAATGATGATTTCAATGTCAGGCATTTCCCCTGCCGCAACATCTTCAACTTCAACATCCATATTGCCCGCAGGCAGATCGTTATTTTTTTCGATTGGCATCTTTGTTCCTTATTCGCCGGAAAGTTTCCACAGGCCGTATTCATGGTTCCAGTCTACTACTGAGCCTGGTCCAGATTCTCCTGTGGACAACTTGTAATAACTGTTTTGCCTGATATCTTTTAAGCCGTCTTGGGTATCAACTTTTTCTAACAGACGGAAAATATCATCCCGTGCCTCGGGCGGCGGCTCGGAGTTGAAGCGGCCACGAATCTGCGTCACGTTCCATGTGTCTGCCTTGCCACCATTTGACTTGGCCATCTCAACGGTGACCGCAGGATAGCCCCGCTCATCCCGCAGAGAGTACACGCGAACCAAACCTTCGTCAAAGGCCTTTTTGCCGCCATACGGCAGGCCGGTGTATGCCATGCCGTAATTGTCACCTGAGCTGTAGCCACCTATCGAATGGTTCATCAACTCGCCTTCCATTCTGGTGGCCACCGGCTTGTCAATCGTCACCCAGTTGCCGCCAAAAGACGGAGCTTTTTGCACTGGGGTGGTGAACAAGTCAAGAGCCTTGCGGGGAACGCTTGCACCTTTTTCTGCCAAGCCTACAGCGGTGAGGTAATCGCGGACCGGGGCCAAGGCCTGCGTGCCTTGAATCAAAGCCTCGGGGAAGCTCATGTTCTTGAGCTTGTTGGCCGGTACTTCTTGCAGCGCTTCAATAACACTGGCAGGCTCAAGTAAGGAAAAGCTTGGCCGCGCGTCGTAAATGGTCTCGCCTGTCTGCAACGCTCGTTGGATGTTGGGCGGCATCGTTTCTTGGCTCTCCACCATCCTGCGAAGCATGGCAGAACTGGTCGGATAAGCTGTGAAATCGCTTCGAGAGTAATCATTGATTTCGGGGAGGTTGCGCGCCTCAACCGGGACACCTTCTTGCCCCAATTTTGTAGAAATATCTTCCCGCATTCCTCTTTGAAACCCACTTGTGCTGTCCTCAGGCTTCAAAGCAAAAGCGCGAATCCCCGTGCGCTCATCGTAGGCCTTCTCCAAGTCCAACTTGGCTGCCAAATGACCACGAGCTTCCGGATTGTTTGCCGCATCCACCAGGTAGGGTTTTATTTTCTCCGCATCCCTATCAAAAGGTTCAATCCGGCGCTCCCGGATCGCCGTCCGAAGCGGATCATCGGCTGTTCCGTAGCTGTTGGTAAAGTATTTGGGGGCCTTGGCCTTCAAGAAATCAATAAGCTCGTCACCGGCACCCAGATCCCGAGCCTCGGTCCCATACTCCTGCATCAATTTGCCCAAATCAGTAATAGGTTTGACGCGCTCAGGGTCGGTTGGGGTATACCCAAACGTGCCACCACGTGGTTTGACCGCGAAATTGATGGGGGCAGGGGTGTTGAAGATGGGTGTCAGGCTCTGACCGGACAATATTCGGTCGTTTAACGCTGACCCGGCCACTTTTCCAAGCATTTTTGCTGCCTGGCCTGCGATTGGAGCGACTTGTAGCGCGGTTCCCGCGTAAAAACCGGCTTCCCCAGCTTGTCGGATGCCTTCCCGGTCGGGGTGCATGGCAGAAAAGCCCTGTTCATCAGGCCTTGTACCCAAAAATCCTGAAACTGCAGAATACGTACGGGGATCGGGCAGGGTATTTACATCCCGCATGGCCGCCAATCTCTTGGCGGCCTCACCTTTGCGCTGAATCATGGGATTGACAGTGGCCGGACGGTTTGCTGCTTCCAGTTCCTCGGCTGTCGGAGCTTGCTCCCCTGTTTCTGGGGAGCCGCCAGCGCGGCGGACCATGCCTCCGGTGGCCAGCATCTGCGGCTGCGGGGGTTCAGCAAACGGAGACCGTATTTTTACGTCGGCAAATTGAGCAAGACCCGAAGATTTAGGTACTGCATCCATTTCTGCCAAATACTTCTCCGCGACGCCCGGTTCGCGCTCCACGTCCCGGTCTTCCTTTTCATCCGTGTCCGCCAGAAACGACAGAGCCAGGGCGGCTTGGTAGCTTGGGCCGAGGGCCGCGAGCCGGTCAGGGGCGGCGGACTGGGATTGGGCAGGGGGCTGTGCTGGTGCTGGTGCTGGCGCTGGTGCTGGCGCTGGCGCTGGTGCTGGCGCTGGTGCCGGAGCTTGCGCTGTCATGCCGGAACGCAACGCCGGTTCCATGGTTTGCTCGGCAGGAGTTTGTGTTTCACGGGAAACATTCGGGGCTGGGGCGTTGTCCAAAAACCCCTTTATCCGATCAACATACGTCCTTGTTTCCGGTGGCAGCTTCTTGGGATTGGCACCTGCAGCAATCCATTTATCCGTGGACCCCGGCCCCCAGTTATATGCAACCAAGGCTTTTTCCGTGTCGCCATACCGATTAAGCATAGCTCTTAAATAATCTTGACCTACCCGGGCAATTTCATCAGGGGATTTATCCTTGGCAGGAGCAACACCAAACCCCGGATCAAGGATCGTTTTAGGCATTACCTGCATCTCACCCAAAGCGCCCTTAGGGCTTGTCGTCAAGGTCTTACCATCGTCCTTGTACCGCTTACCGCGGCTCTCGGCCTGCATCACCGCAGCAGCTATGTCTTCAAATGCTTGTTGGGCCATGGTCCGAGGTCCTTGGGAAAAGATGGGACATTTTAGACTGGGTATCAGTAATACTCAACCACTGCCCGTTCATCCGATTTATCGTCTTCCCGATCATCAGAGTCCAGCGCAATAAAGTTGCCCTGACGAAATCTTTGCAAAGCCATGGTTGTCACGTCCACCTGGTCATCGTTATTGCCGTTGGGAAAAGCAGCGCACTCTTCGACAAGCTCCTCACAGCATTCCATTCCCTCAGGATACCAGACCATGCCGGATTCCAACAAAGGGGCTACGGCGTTCGCGCGGCTGAGCTTGTCTTGATTCTGCCGACGGCCGCCGGGCGAGAACATCGTGACGGGGACCCCGATCTTACGGAGTTCCTGCTGGAGTGGCGTGCCGGTGGCCTTGGCCTCGATCAAGACATTGTCGGGCTTCCAGTACTGGTACTCATCCTTCGCGATCCGCTTGAGCTCGGGGAAATCCCACCGGCCCTTGCGCACGTTCAACAGAATGAGGTTGGGGCCCGAGTCAATGTCAGGGGTGAACACGCCCCACGTTGCGATGACCGAGAAGTCAGCCGTTTCCTTTTTGCTGTAGGCGGTGTCCATGGTCTGCAAAAGGTACTCGCATTGCGGCGGTTCAGGATCAGTCCACTTGCGCCACCAGGTGCGTTTTAAAACAGCACCTTCATCGTTCGTAGGTTGCTGCTGCCACTGCGCGTTCCATTTCTTCAGGCCAATGGATACCTTGACTTTTTCCAGTTCATCGATGGGCCAGTACTCCGGCCAGAGTGGATTACCAGAAGGCAGGATGGCCGGGAACTCCAGGACCTCCCACTGATCAGACTTGAGGTAGCCCTGCTGTTTTAACAGGCGGCCAGAGAGGTCATCTGTCTTCCAACGGGTGTTGATCACAATGATTGCGCCGCCTGGTTGCAGACGTTGACGCGGGCCGGAGGTGTACCACTCCCACGTGTTCTCCATAGCCGTATCAGACAGAGCGTCCTGCTCGTCCAAGATGTCGTCCAGCACAACAATATTACCGCCGCGCCCGGTCATTGCACCGCCCTTACCAATGAAAAAGGCTTCACCGCCTTGGGCCGTGTTCCACCGGCCTGCGGCCTTGGAGTCGATGGACAGGGTCATGCCGGGGAAGAGCTCCTTGTATTTCTCATCGTCTACAAGATTACGGATCATCCGGCCGAAGCGCTGTGCGAGGTCCGCGGTGTGCGAGCCAACAATGAGTTTTGAGTCAGGTTTTTTGCCCATGATGTAGGCAGGGAACAGATAGCTGCCCATCTGGGATTTACCGTGCCGTGGCGGCATCGCGATCATCAGGCGTTTGCACTCGCCGCTCACTACGCGGTCCAAGGCTTTAGCAATGATCTTGTGGTGTTCCCCGACGATCATCTCGGGCCACACGTATCGGCAGAAGTCAAGAAAGCCAGTGGTTGCCTTCTCGTGGGCATCGAGTAATTGCAGACGGAGCTGCAAGCGCAGCATCTCTTCTTCAGCATCTTTGGGTGGAATATTGGGCATAGGACCAGGTTTTGAATTTTGTAAATATTAACCGGGCTTTTGATTTTTGCAAACAAGGGGGCCTATTTTAGGGGGCGGGGGTCCAAGTCTCTTGGGCAAATTGTGGGTATGAAATCAGGGTACGCCTCTTCGCTGTAGCTGACGGGCTGTTTATGGCCCTCCCCCTGTCTTAAAGTCAAAGGTACGTAGTAGCACAGAGAGGTATGCGGGCCCACCCACCCCCGCCAACCACCTATAGAGGGAAAAATTGAGAAAAACTATCGGCGGCGCGCCGCCGATAGGCATAGCCTATCGCCATAGCTATAGGCTATCAGCTATCAGGGCCTAGGCCCCGATAGGCCCGGGCTATGCTGCCAGTTGTCAAGGTAAATATATTTATCGGGGCCTAGGCCCCGATAGGCCCGGGCTATGCACCTGGCCACAAAAAAGCCCCGGGGCTGCCGGGGCTTGCATCTGGGTTCTGAAATCTAGGCCGCTGCCGTTGCCTCGGCTGCCTTGCGTGCCTCGTACTCTTCGCGTGACTTAGTCGACCGGGCCTTGGCCTCGGCCTTGGTGACCAGATCCTGCTCACCGATGCTGATCTGTGCACCGTTGCACGCGTAGAACGCGTTATCTTCCTGGCCATAGCAGTACTCATAATCTATCTTGGTCAGCGTGACCAAGAACCCGGCCAGGGCCTGGACATCCTTAATGGCCATGCTCTCAGGCAGTGCGTATTTGCTACCGTCGATTGTGATGATCTTCGTCATAATGCTCTCTTCTTTCTAGGGTTGTACTGTGCACTATTGCACAGTGAGACTATTATATCACGGGGCTTTAGCCCCGTGTCAACTACTTTTATTAGTCGGCAGTAATTCGGACGGTAAAGTCAATATTTTTAACTGCATCTAAAACCTTATCGTCAAGATCAATGTCGTCGGTGTCAATTGTCACGTACTCACTGAAGCGGTCTTGCAGGAAGTTGGCCGCCCATTCGTCGATCTTGCCGTCCAGGTCGTGCTCGGCAAAATGCTCTAGTTTGTTGTCCAGTTTTTTGTCAAGTTTAGCCAGCACCCGGGCGGCCACCAGGTCGACCAGGGTGTCAAACATTCCGGCCAGCGTTTCCATGCTGCTGGGTGTTGCGGTTTCAATTGTCATGATCTCTATCCTCTATGGTTGGTTGACTGCTGGCGGCCGCCAGCAGTGAGACTATTATAACACATCTTTTTTCCGGTGCGCAAGCTCTAATTCATGGGCCAGGTCTTGGCCCCCGTTCTTTCCAATCCATCCGGTGCCCGTCCACCCGTAGTTAGTCCGTTCTACCGTGATCTGATTCTCGCCCCAGCTCAACTGGATAAAGTCGCCGCCTTGGGCGGCGGCCTTGCGCAGCGCAGCGCGCAGCGTGGTCACGCTGGGTTTGTTGGCGTAGTTGGTGCAGTAGTGTTGAACGATCATGCTGCCACCTGCCGATCAACGGGGAAACCGTCGGGGCCAGTGGCCAGATACCCGCCCAGACATTCACACCTAAAGCTGTCGCAGTCAATCAGCACGACGCCAGCGTCGCCGTGGGAATCTTCCGCGGTCAACATGGCCGGGGCATTGGATACCCCAAAGCTTAGCGCGCCGTCAGTGTCCGGCGCGGTGCATTCCTGCACCAGTCGCGCGGTCGCATAGTCAATGTCCCCGGTCCTGCTGGCCATTCGGGCGGCCAGCTTGCGGACAATCTCCGGGGCCCGGGCCCCGGACCAATGACAGTAAACAACGGGGCCGAATTCTTTACTGGCCGTCCGCACCACTTGAAATAATACTCTATCGCCCATGATCAATATCCTTTCTGAGTTACCCGGTGGCGGCTGCCACCAGTGTCACTATTATAGCCCCGGCCCCGGGGCCCGGGCCATTGTATTTTTCTATCGCGCCGCCCGGCGCGATAGGCACGGGCCGGGCTCCGCGGCCCGTGCCTATCGCGGACCGCGCGCCACGGTTTTGGCGTATAACGGCAGGGACCGCGGCGCTGGTTTAGCTATATCAAAAGTAACCGGGCAATTATGCATTTTTTGCATAGTTTGCCCTCGATAGGGCCACGCTATTGGCGGCCCGGTATCGATAGGTTAAGCACTAAGCAACTCTAACGCCCTATTTTTCAATGCTGCACCGGTTCCAAACCATGCCGATTCCATTCGGGTATTGTTGCCGCGGCCACGCTCATGGTCGACCAATTCAGTAACAGCGTTCAGCATTGCCCAACGTGTACCGGCCACGCCGGGAATGTTCGCGCCAATAGCCTGGCCATTGAATAACTCAAAAATTCTCTTATATCCGCGGGTCTGATTCAATTCGATTTTGCTGGTGTGGAACGGCTGCAGCAGAGCAGTGACGAATGAATCGGCCTGAATTTTATCCATGGTTTCCCCGGACAATTTGCGCGATTGAACCAAAAAGCGTTCCCAGTTATCGCCCACAATGCCCAGCTCTAACCGTACAGCATCAGCATCAAAGCGCTCGCTATGCAACACGCGGACAGTACCGGCATTTTCCCGGCCCAGTGCTGCGGTGATGGTGTTATTGCACACCACGCGGATCGATGTAAATTTCGCCACGGTTGCCATGGTTCCATCGTATGACGTGCCCAGCAAGACATAAGGCCGGACGGTGTCGCCCTCTACGATATCGGCTCCCTCATTTACTTTCGCCAGAGCCCAGACCCGGCGGCCATGGCTGAGCACTCCGGCGGTTTCCATTTGAAAGCCGCCCAGCTCAACAAGCTTTCCAAAAAAGCCCATGACCTCGGCCGGTTGAACCACGCGGTAACCGTCAGACACTACAGCCAGCGCGCCGCCGGTGTCGCTCCGGTGTAATACTTTCCGGCCCTTGAACTGTTCCGGGGCTGTTGTCGCGTCAGTCTGAAACAAAACCGGAGCTTCGTTCACGGTGTAATTTAGCCCGGCTTCACGTGTCCACGTCTCAATTGATGCATCAGGTGTCAAGGCTTGGCCCAAGCCATGCCATGGGGTATTACCAGCGTAAGCAATAGCGGCTGTGCCGGTGGTGGTGTCGATCATATGTGCCATTTTCTCTATCCTTTCAGTGTTGCCGGATAATCCCGGTGAATGAATTATAGACCATAATTAACAGTCTCGCTAATCCCTATTAAATAAGTCAACTATTAGCCAAAGTATTAAGAATACCGCTAGGGCTATCAACATGCGGACATCTCCCGGCCAATGTCTCCGGCCACGTGGTGGCGCAGCATGGAACCGGACGGCAGCGAGCGAGCGAATTTAACGATGGCCTGCGAATCATTCGATGCGCCGGTTTTTTTGGTGCCGTGCCACTGTATCGCGGTAGGACCACTGGCCGCATAGCATCCGCCCTTTTCGTCAGTACCGACGCGTTTTGCGCCACTGCCATGGGCCACAAAAACAACAACATAATCCCGGTCGCCACGTGCGCACAATGGGCGGCCATTTCCACACTGGTGACACGTAAACGATTCGGACAATTCGGCCGGGCATTGTGCAAACCTAACGCCACGGTGAACCATGGGGAAACTGTCGGCCATGGTTTTCGGGGCAGCATACACCGCCGGGCGGCCTAGCTCGATAGCCCGAACAGCTTCGGCCATAGTGTCGCATGACACATTGAACACGGTTTTACCCGGTGCTGGCATTGGCAAAGCTTCGGCCGCAAAATGCGAATAAGTCCAAGCCTGGCCGTTACGCGGTACAGCATCAGACAAGGCGGCCAAATAATCCACGTCCACCAATGACGTGCCGGTTTCACTTTTGGGGTGCAGTTGGCACGTTGTCGGACACGTGCCATATGTCTCATGTTCGCCGGAGCGGTACGTTACAGCGATGGGGCCGGTTTTGCGATTGGCCGAAATAGCGACGGTTTTAAGCATAATCTCTATCCTCTCTAGGTTGATAAACAGCAGCACCTATTTTTATGGCAATAGGTGCTGCAGTCCAATTAATTTTTACTATTAAAAATCAGGGCTCGATAGCCCCTCCATTTCAAGCAGCGCTGCTACCGCTTCGCTTTCTGTTTCACCGTAACTCAAAGGGTCCAGATAATCATATCCATAGCGGGTAGCGCAATAATCAGCGCCACGCCATGGAATCGGCGGAACGTAAAAAGTCACGACGATAGGGTTCATTTTTTGCCCTTTACCTCAAAATGACCAAGCCACTGCGCGCCCTCAACTTGAGGTTGATATGCTTTGATTTCATAATTGGCAGTATGCGCCACAGGCACAAAAAACAGATTGTAGGAGTACCCGAATTTATCCATGATCTTAAGCAATGCCCTAAGGTCTCGGGTTTCGTTCGTAGTGGCCCAATCGGCTACGCTTGACGCGTAAAAATGCGTTTCCATTTTCTCTATCCTTTCTGGGTTGTGAATTATGCAAGCTCTTGAGGTATTTCCACCTCGTCACCTAGTTTGCTTGCCACGTAGCAGCGCATAGCTGCAATGAGGTGCGTCTGCCCTGTGCCACCATGCACACCGTCGTAGGCGGAGTACATCTGCGTCGCCTCGTCCCAATCGAACTCCATATGCTCTTGGTGGATAATCGGCCCACCTTGTGACCAGTCGGTTGTGTATTCGTGTTCGGCGTAGCCTTCGCACGCGCCGTGCAGTGCAATATGTACCGCCCAATCAAGGGCAGCGCCTGTCAGTTCTGCTGTTTTCATTTTCTCTATCCTTTCTAGGTTGCCGGAGATGTTCCGGTTCCACCAGTATACACCTAAATTAACAGTCGCGCAACTTATTTGATAGGGGTTTTCCCTGATAAGATGTCGGCCAGCTCCTGCCATGGCATGCCCCGATTGGGCCACGCGGCCACGGGGTCAAGACGCAAGCCCTGCTCAGCAAGGGCAATTGCCTGTCGGCCATGGTACAAAGCAATGCGGCCCGGGCGAACGACCGTGCTGATCTGATGCACGAGCACGTAGCATGGGCGGCCATGGGCAGCATGGCGCGTCAGAAAAGCGATCTGGTGCGGTCGAAGCGCTATTTTCAGGCCACGCGACACGGCCTTGAGCTCGATTGAGACAAAGCGGTCACCTGCACCCACCAGCATGTCAGACACGCCCAAATTGACGCGATTCTCGATTCGCTCGGTGTCTACCCCCAATGGCCGCAAACCATCGCGAACCCGGGCAGCAAAGGCGGCTTCAGGCGTCGACATGGTCGCCGGATTCCAAATCATTGTCCCGTTCAAAAATATCGGGCGGAGGTTCTGCCACTGGAGAAACAAAAATGGGGTCTTTTTCACGGTCAATGCTTTCAATCACCTGGCCGGTGCTGGCATCAATCAGCGCGCTCGGGGGTGGTCCACCATACAGGGCCTTGAGCTCGTCCAGCTTGCGCTGCACTTCTTCTTTCGACATTGAATCAATCGTCCCGTGCCTGATCTCCTTGCGGTCGATATAGATCGATCCTAAGGCCTGCCCGCGGCGATATTCGGCCTGAACGGCAGCAGCATAGGCCCCAGCCTCTAAAGCCTTGTCGCGGATGAGCTGCAGGTCCTTCATGTGCCGTTCGTACGAGGTGTTGTACTTGCTGTTGAGCTCGGCCCGATAGGCCTGAATCGCGGCCACCACGTGAGGGTTGACGTTGGGGCTCGTCAGCTTGTTTGCCATGACCGAGGCACTGGTGGGTTTATACCCGGCCCGGATGGCGGCCTCCTTCATGGTGACGCGGCCGTCGCCGCTCACCAGCTCGGTGACAAACTTCCATTCCTTGGCATTCAAGACCTTCCGCTGCTTGCGCAAAGGGGCCACTTCTGTCGCAAGGCGCTTTTGCGCCTTGTCGCCAATAACAGGAGGGACCATCCAAACATCTCGCCTAGTCAAGAGATTCTCCACAGCCGCCAGCCGTCTTCTACTCGACGCAACTGGAACGACCAATCGGGGACATGTGATCGGACAAACCGCAGCGCGGACACCCGGGCACTGTTGGCCTGTCTGGCATCAACAAAACGGATAGAGTCCCCGGGCAGCATGTCGCCAAACGGGTACTTTGAGCGGCCCACCGGCATCTCTACTCCCGACTCGATTTGAAACATCTGTTCGCTCCTGTAACTCATTGAACCAAGTGTACCAGAAGCAGCTCCAAGAGGCAAGGCCCAGCCCCTATAGTCTTTTTTCTACTAAAAATAAAAAAAGTTTTTTCAAAAAGCATCCCACGAACCCCCCTTGAAAAAGCTTACACCTAAAAGTCAACGTGATGTACTGTCACAGCTACAACCCGCATGGATACTCACTATTACTCCATTTCATCAAATTACCCCTAAATGGTTTTAAAAAAATAAAAATCTTTTTTTTCTGGGAAAAGTATATATAGCCTGACTCCAAACTTACAAAACCACCCCTTCCTAAGGGTAAACCCCTACAAAATAAACCACTTCTTGTACTTGCCATCCAAACACAGTACCGCTTATAATCTCTTCACACATCCCGTGTAACTTAAGAAAGGATAGAGCAAATGAGCGTAAATAATGAGCACCTTCACAACCTGATAGACGACTCGAAAGACCATGCAGCCGAACTCCTGGCCCACGTGTCTTCCTTGACCGAAGACCCCATGACAGCCCTGATTTCCCTGATGCGGGTCACCACTCTTCTTGCCCGGTCCATGGACCTGCCCCTTGACGTCCTTGTAAGTGGCATAGAAGAGCTGTATAGCTCAATCGAGGAGGCTACCCACCATGCAGCCTACTAAACGCCTTGTAGGCCCGTTTGACGGCCCCAGTCACCATCCTGTCCCGCCTTATGACACTGGCAAGGTCAAGATTGGCCTGTACTACACCCCGCCCTCCAACTGGTCCGCGAGCCGCGATTCATTGCTCTTGCAATCCGCCCTCCTGTCCACCCCTTTGAACCGTCCCTCTATCCTCGACCGCCTGGTCACCTTTTTCCGGAGCCTTGCATGACCGCCCCCAACCATTCCAAGGAAGGCCTCCTGTCCTTTGACTACGACTGCGACGAGCTCAACTGCACCCTGACCTGCTGGTTTGAGTACGAAGCCCCGGAGCGCGGTTCTCGGGAACCTTTGACCGGCTTACAACTCGAGCCTGACTACCCGGCCACCTTCTCCCTGCACCACGTCTACCTGCCCGGCTCCAACGTCGACATCGCTCCGGTGCTGTCCTCTGCGGTGGTCAAGGAAATTGAAACGTGGGTCGCGGACCAAGCTGCTGGCTACTCGGAGGAATACTGACATGAAACAAGAAGACATCATCCGGCAATGGGGTGGATAGCATGACTAAATATCGCAAAAAACCCGTGGTCATTGAAACTACGCAGTGGTTTAAACACGGCGACCATCCAGAGGTCTACACGAAACCGCACATGAAGAACGACCTGTGGGGCTACATCAGGACACTTGAGGGTGAGCATATCGTTACTCCCGGCGACTGGATTATCACAGGCGTTAAGGGTGAGCACTACCCATGCAAGCCTGACATTTTTGAAATGACTTACGAATTGGCACAGTCAGTGCAAGATTGGCGGGAAAAAATCCGCGTCATCGACGGTGTTATCCACACGCTTGAGTGGACTCCGCAAGTGATGCAACCAGCAGTGCAGCCAGCGCAGGAGCCTGTGGCGTGTGCAAGATGCAAGGATTTGGAAGAGCAGGCTTATGACCTATTGGGCAAACTGAAAGTCGCAAACCTCAAGTGGTCTGTAGCGCATCCGTGGGTAGGGCTGACGGATGATGACGTATTGCTATTACTTGAATATGTAATGGACAGCGACGACCAGACGTTTTTGGAATTTGCCCGAGCCGTTGAGCAAGCCCTCAAGGAGAAGAACAATGGATGACAAAGAACTGCTCGATTTTGTTGAGCGAGCAATGTTTGATGCGATGCTGAACGGGTGTTTTATTGAAGACCATCTTGGCTACAACAAGTATGACCCGAGCACTTGGCGGGTAGGGTTAACTGCTGGACAAGTTGCTCGACTGCTGGACTTGGCGAGAGGGAGAACATATGACTAAATTTGGAGACGCACCCATCAAAAGAGAAGGCGACATCGTTGACCCGGACGAATGCTTATGGGAGTGCGATTGCGAGAAATGCCAAGCTAGGTATAAAAAGTGGAAAGCGGCATACGACGACAAAGGTAAAGGGGAACACATGCCCGGGTTCAAAAGTAAACAAGCCGCAGCGCAAGCAAAGCTAACCGAGGACGATGACATTCAAGACTACGTGCGCCCGTGGGTAGGGCTGACGGATGCGGAGGTTGAACAATTAGCGGTTGACGCTGGAATAGTTACTTGGTTGAAAAGGTCTTACGACACGACAGCAAAGAAATTTTATGACTTACCAGTGGGTGAGGGTATGGAGGGTGATGGCATAAGTCTGAAGCAGTTTGCCGACCTCATTTCCACCAAGCTCAAACAAAAGAACACTTGATGCCGAGCGGCCCCGGCTTGTGGGCGCAACAACTTGGAGAAGAAATGGATTACAACGAAGCAAAAATGGAACGGCCTGTGGGCGCACTGCTGGCGGGTCAAGGCTTAATAAGCCACCGCAATACAACCGTGGCTGAAAACATTGACAACCGCATAGCCCATTTGCAAGAACAAATTGCAAGACTTCAAAAAGTCAAAGCAGTGCTTGAGTCAGGAAACATTTTAAACGTGCCGCTTGAGGACTTGAACATGGCTATGAACCGTTACTAAATTGCTATCTGCCCCAAGGCTTTTTCTGTAATTTCCAGCGGGGCGGTAAAGTGCGTCAAACGCGGGCGGCAAATGCGTGACAGTCGGAGAGACGACACCTAATAAAGGAGAAGGTATGAAAATAATTCCTATTTTAAAAAGCGTTGCAGATGCTTTTGTTTTGCAAAAACACTACAGCCGAAGGGCATCCATTTTTTGGGCTGGATTTGGCCTTGAAGAGGAGGGCCATATCACAGGCATTGCCGTTTATGGCCAACCATCACCACCGATCCAAAAGCACGCTTTTAAGGATCGGGAATTTAGGCTTTACGAGTTGGCACGTGTAGTTGTCCAGTCCAAAACAAAAAACGCTTCTAGCTTTTTAGTGGCTAACAGTTTGAAGTTGTTGGAGCCGAAGCCGTGCGCAGTTATCAGCTACGCCGACATGGAACAGAACCATTGCGGAATTATTTATACAGGTGCTACCAAAAGCCACGATAAGGCCTACATTGTTGACGGCAAACGGACGCATCCAATGACGCTGAGGGACAGAGGAATTACTAACCCAACAAGATGGGCAAAAGAAAACGGCATTGAGATGGTTAAGCCTATGGAAAAACACCGGTATTTCCAGTTTGTCGGGGACAGGCGACAGTGCCACAGCATGAAAAGCAAATTGAATTACCCAGTCTTGAAGACCTACCCAAAGTGTGACCAAAAAAGGTATAACGACGGCCCTGATTTATGCATTAAGGTAGCCCATGGAGAAATAGTATGAGAACAACTTTGCGATGGAAAGAGTGGGGCGAGAACCACTGGGTGCTGGTCACCAAAGAAGGGGAAGTGATCGACGAAATCAGGCGCGACAGCCAGTTCTTCTTTGTCCTGAAAAGCACCAGTAAAAAGTTTGTTGATATCAACAAGGCTAAGCAATCTAGAACATTAGGAGTGGACGATGGAAAACGGAATTAAGAAGATACGCCTTGAAATGAACATGACCCAGCAGGCGTTTGCGGACATGCTGGGATGCTCCCAGGGCAACGTAGGTCATTACGAGCTGCGCGAGCAGATGGTCCCGCCGGAGGTGGCCAGGAAGCTTATTGCTGAAGCCGCGAAGCGCGGTTCGCGCATCACGTACGAAGACATCTACGGCGTGGTCGAGGAACCCTTTGTTGAATCCTACGCACCGGCCCCTGTCTTCCTAAAACCTCTGTAACCTCTGTAAGGACTGCTATGAAAAATATAGAGCACGATGTGCACGTCATCATCTCTGAGCTGGGTGCGCAAGCCCATGCTGTGATGACTCCGATCTCCTTGAACGATTTGCGCATAGAGCGCAATGAATATTTGGCCAACACCGCCTCTGATCTCTACGACCGTGTGGTGTACATGGTGCGGTCCGAGGGCCTGGAAGAAGGTTTTGCTGTGGACGAAGACGGCTCTGGGCCCACTGTTGAGATTGAACTGCGCATGAACAGTTTCAGCGTGTCATCTGCCTTTTGGTTTGAAACGCGGCGCGAGCGGCAAAACAGGTTAAAAGAGGTCATCAACGAGTTGTTCTTGCTGGTGATGAGCATGCAAAAGAACTACGATGACGTGGTGCGGGAAGAGGAAGAAGAAGAAAGACAGGCAAATGAGAAAACGCAGTAAGTACCGGCCCAAGGGCCTGATCGTGGACACCATGAACTACATCAAAAACGGTATGAAGGTGGTCGGTGAGATCAGCGCTGGGACCACGCTCAAGATCAAGAACCATGCGGCACTCAAGCAGGTGTGCACGGGCCTTGGTACGCGCAACGATATTGACACCCTGATCTGCGCATTCAACATCACTGAAGCGTTAGCTTCAATGCGCATTGGGGATGACTGGGAGAATGAGATTCGGGCCGCGCAAGACGCGCTCATGGCGGTGGGACGCCGTGGCGTGGAGACTGGCAAGTTTATTTTGCGCGGACCCGAACTCACCTCTTTCAATCTTGCTATGGAAATTCATGACGCACAGTTGGATGCCTGTACTGTAGCTGAATTGGAAAAAGCTATGGATATTGTCATAGCGATAGTTAAAAACAAAAAAGCACGACCCATCGCGCATAAAGTCCCCCGTCCAATTTCGGACATTGAAAACGCAGTTTTATAAGGAGAACCCCATGGCTAGACCATCTGCACCGAAAACCCTGAAAGTAATGGAATATTTTCGTAAGAACCCTGACGCTGCTGTTCCGGCAGTGGCAGGGAAATTCAACATGGCGATTTCGACCGTCTACCAACTGCGTAAGCGGGCGCTCGCTGGAGAGCCTGTCGCAGAGCCCAATCTTTGGGAGACGCCGGAGCCCCCAGATCTGGAGCCCAGTAACGTCGACACGATCCTCGATTCGCGGGCCAAGGACTACGGCAAGTTTATCCAAGGCGCGGAGATCATGCAGATGATGAAGCGCATCGTGCACACCTACACCGAAATGCGGGACACGCAACTGGCTTTCGACCAGCGCGAGGCTTTGGACATGATCGTCCACAAGATGGGCCGCATCATCAATGGCAATCCTGACAAGGTGGATTCTTGGCGCGATATTGCTGGCTACGCTACGCTGGTGGCTGACCGCCTTGAGGGGAATGCACGATGAAGGCGCTACTTCCTGTCATAGCAGGTGGCTGGGTCGTCTTGGCCTGGTTTACGCATGTCATCACCTGCCTTAAGACAGCCTCCTGGGGCTTCTTGATTGCAGGGGCGGTGTTCTTTCCCGTGGGGTGTGTGCACGGCACAGGCGTTTGGCTTGGAGCATTCTAATGAAAGCAACCCGAGTCAAGCCGGAAGAAGCGCGGGCCTTGGTCCTCGCTGCTCTGCGCGCGAACGGATACAAAGGCCGCACCACGGATCTGGCCCGGTGGACACTGCTGCCGGTATCTGTTGTCCGGCGTGCGGGTTTGTACTTAGCAACGCGCTTGCAGTTGGACGCGACGCGGGTTTCTGGCACGGACAAGGGGGAGTACCTCTTTACCCTGCGCCAGTTAGACCTATTCTTGGACCAGAAGGCTCCTACCACGCTGTGGCAGAAGGTCAAGACATGGTTTCGTTAAAAAGGGCCCCTCGGGGCCCTTTATTTTGCTTCGCCCCAGCTAGGGCCAACTTCTACGTCACACCGGTTGGGCACTTCCATGTTGACGCATGTCGCCATGATCTGTGCGGCCTGTAATGCTTCATCTTTCGTGCGCACGGACAATGCAAGCTCATCATGCACTTGGAG